ATCATGACCAGCGAAACGCCCAACGACGAGGCCGCCGCCCGCACCCTCGACGCCCTCGGCGCCCTTCGCGGCTCCTGGCCGCTCGTCGCCGCCGCGCTCGCCGAAGCCCTCGCCGCGCCCGCCGTCCGCGACGCCCTCGTCAGTGGAGCACGCGCCGAGGCCCGCACCCACCGCGAAGAGGCCGCGATCCTTCGCGCCAAGGCACGCCCGGCGCCCGGCGACAACCTCTTTCACGGCCTCGCCAAGGCCGTCTATAAGCGCGACGCCGCGCGCCGCGTCAAGCGCGCCGACGAGCTCGACCAGGCCGCGGCCACCCTCGAACGGCCCGCCGCATGAGCCCCTCGCCCCCCGAGCGGGAGCCGCTCCGAGGACTCGCCGACGCCCTCGAGGCCTTGAGGGACGCCCTCGCCAGCGCCGGCGACAGCTTCCGCGCGCTCCGAGACGCCGTCGCCGGCCCGCCGAGGCCGCCGACGACCGGGCCGACCCCGCGCCGCTCCAAGAACCCCCGATTCCACTAACACCACATAGGAGGACCCATGTCGACCGCCCCCGACCGCGCCCGCCATACGTGCGCGTTCTGTTCTCGACCCGTCGCCGGCGCCGAAACGGTGTGCTGGCCGTGCACCGACCGGGCCGCCGAAGCGCTCGCGTTCATCGTCGAATTCGTCGGCGAGCTCGACACCACGTTGACCCGACAGGACCGCATCGGGCAGAGCACCGGCGGACGCGCCGCCACCGACGAGACACCGCTCATGTTCAGCGCGAACGCAAGCGAAGTCGCGTGGGTCCTCCACACTCACCGCCTGGACGACGACCGTCCTCGGCCGGCTCGGCGCCGTCTTGCCCGACACCGAACAGCGCATGTCCGGGCCGCTGTGCCGCTCCGGTATCGGATGCCAACACCTCTCATGCCAGACGATCCGTTGGCGCGTCACCGAAGACCCCCGCGGCCCGCGCGCGCTCGCCCGATATCTCGCCGACCACCTTCGCGACCTCCGGCGCTGGCCCGACGGCCCCGACGCCTTCGAGGAGCTCGCCTATGCCGCCGTGATCCTCGGCCGCGCCATCGACGCCCCGGTCCCCATGACCGCGCTCGGCCGCTGCGACACCGTCGGATGCGACGGCGAGCTCCGCGCGCCCAAGGGGCAGTCGCTCATCACGTGCCGCGTGTGCGACGAGCCGTACGACGTCGACCGCCGCCGGCGCGAGCTCCTCGGCCGCCTCGAGGACCAGCTCGTGACCGCCGTCGTCGCCGCCGGCGTCATCTCCGTTTACGAGTACCTACCGCTTCCGGTCAACACGATCTACACGTGGGTGCACCGCAGGCGCCTCGCCCCCAAGGGCACCGACCCCGACTCGGGAGACCCCGCGTACCGGCTCGGCGACATCATGGACCTCTATCGAAAATGGCTCGTCCGCAAACTGAAGGCTGCAGCATGACCAAGATTCCCTATCCCTACGCGGATTCACTCACCCGTCATCACTACCCGCTCGCGGACTGGCGCGGCACCGAAGCGGAAGCGCAGCGGCACGCCGAGCGCGACGGCCACGTACCGCCGGCCGTGCGCCCCGTCTACGTCAAGAGCTGGAACTTCACGACCGATTTCGCGTGGCAGTGGATCACCGGCGAGGACTCAAGCGGCCAGCTCAAGTGCCTATGGTTCGCCGACGGCCCGTGGGCCGGCACTTCTCGCATGATCGAGGCCGAGGCCGACAAGGGCGACCGCGTCATCTTCCCGACGTTCGACCGAGTCGACGACCTCGTCCCGGGTGACAAGTCTCCCGCCGCCTACACGTACGAAGTGGACCAGCGCGAGGACGGACTCTGGTTTGGGCGTTGGGTTGCATAGCCTTCGCGAATCGTGACGCGGACGACAACGAATACCGGCACTCTTGACAGCTCGAACGCCTGAATGAAAGGATCACCTCCACTAGGCTCGTGAATTCTGTTCACGGGCCTTTCGTCATGCTCGGGAGATTCATCCTCGACCCCGCCGAGCGACCCCGGGGAGGTGCCCATGCCCTCCCGCATCCCCGACGACACCCGCGCCGCCGTCCTCGACGACATCCTCTCGCCCGAGGAGCTCTCAACCCGCGCAATCGCCGACCGCCACGGCGTCTCCGAGTCGACCGTCCGCGCCATCGCGAAAGAGAACGGGATCGAGAACGCGTTCACGCGCGCGAACACCGAAAGCGCGACGCGCGCGCGTGTGGCCGACATGGCGTCGCGCCGCACCGCGCTCGCCGCCGGCCTCCTCGACGACGCCGAGCGGCTCCGTACGCGCGCCTGGTCGGCCTACCCGATGACGGTGAGCACCGCCGCCGGCGTCGAGACCGTCCGCCTCGAGCTGCCGCCGCTCGGCGAAGTCCGCAACGCGTATGCCGCGCTCGGGATCTCCGTCGACAAGCACCTCGCGCTCGTCAAGCACGACGCTGACCCCGGCACCGAAGCGGCCCGGTCGCTCCTGACTGGCCTCGGCGAGGCCCTGCAGCTCGCCGCCGGGCAACTGTCCGACCCCGACGACGTCGACGACGATGAACCTGCAAGCGGCAACGCAGCTCCTCAGCCGTAAGCAACTCCGTTCGATCGTCGAGTCCGCCAGCGCGCGGACGTCGATCTGGTCGGGCGCCGTCCGCAGCGGTAAGACGATCGCGAGCCTGATCGCATTCCTCATCGCCGTCGCCGGCGCGCCCGACCACGGGCTCATCCTCATCGTGGGCCGCACGCTGCAGACGATCGAGCGCAATGTCCTCGAGCCGCTGCAGGACGCCGGCCTGTTCGGGATCGTCGCGAGCCGAGTGCACCACACCCGCGGCGCGACGACGGCCGTCATTCTCGGCCGCACCGTGCACCTGATCGGCGCCTCAGACGCGCGCGCCGAAGGCCGCATCCGCGGCGCAACCGTCTACTTGGCGTACGTCGACGAGGCAACCCTCGTCCCCGAATCCTTTTGGAACCAGCTCCTCGCCCGCCTGAGCGTCCCCGGCGCGCGCCTGTTGGCGACGACTAACCCGGACTCGCCGGCGCATTGGTTGCGCAAGAAATTCATTCTCCGCGCTGGCGACCTGAACCTCGCGACCTGGCATTTCACCCTGGACGACAACCCCGGCCTCGACCCCGCGTACGTGGCCGCGCTCAAGCGCGAGTATGTCGGGCTCTGGTATAAGCGCTTCATTCAAGGGCTGTGGGTCCTGGCCGACGGCGCGATCTACGAGAATTTCGACGAGGCCAAGCACGTCGTCAAGACCTTGCCTGGCATCCGCCGGCATATCGCCGTTGCCTGCGACTACGGCACGACGAACCCGTTTCACGCCGTCGCCCTGGCCCTCGGCGACGACTCGCGCCTCTACATCACGAGGGAATGGCGTTACGACTCGCGCGCGTCCCTCGGGCAGCTCTCGGACGCCGACTATTCGACGCGGCTGCGCACGTGGATCGAGGCCGGCCCGTCGCCCGGATACCTCATCGTCGACCCCTCGGCCGCCTCGTTTCGCAAGCAGCTCAATGACGACGGCTATCCCTCGAAGGCCGGCGACAACTCAGTCCTCGACGGCATCCGCACCGTTGCAAGCCTCCTCGCCACCGACCGACTTCGCATTCACGCGTCCTGCGAGCACCTCCTCGACGAAATCCCCGGCTACACGTGGGACCCCGACAAGGCCGCCCGCGGCGAGGACGCCCCGATCAAGCTCGACGACCACGGCCTCGACGCCTTGCGCTACGCGATCTACACCACCCGCGTCGTCTGGCGCAACCTCGTACTCGCCGCATAGGAGGTGCACACAATGGACCTCCCCACCGAAGGCGCCGACGCGTGGCCGCCCGAACACCTCGCCCCCGTCTACGCCAAGTACGCGGAGTGGAGCGCATGGCACTCGGGCGACCCCGACCAGCTCACCGCGATCTACACCGGCGCGCAGTCTGAGAACGTCCGGCAAACCATCTTCGGGCGCATCGTCACCGCCGTCAAACGCTGGTTCTGGGGTAACGAGCGCTCGGCCGCGCGACCCCGCCAGCGCGTGCACGTCCCCCTCGCCGGCGACATGGCGTCGACGAGCGCCGATCTGTTGTTCTCCGAGCCGCCTCAGATTCGCATCGACACCGACGAGGACGCCAAGACCGACGTCCCCGACCCGACCCAAGCGCGTCTAGACGCGCTCCTCGACGACGGCGTATACGCCGCGCTCCTCGAGGCCGCCGAAATCTGCGCCGCGATGGGCGGCGTGTTCATGCGCACCGTGTGGGACAAGACCGTCGAACCCGACCGGCCGTGGATCGCCGCCGTTCACCCCGACGCCGCGGTCCCCGAATGGCGATACGGCCGGCTCCACGCGGTCACGTTCTGGCGCACGATCCTCGTCGACGGCCAGCGCGTTGTCCGCCACCTCGAGCGCCACGAACCCGGCAAGATCCGGCACGCCGTCTATGAGGGCGGGTTCGCCGAGATCGGATATGTCGCCCCGCTGACGGACTACCCCGAGACCGCCGGCCTCGCCGAAGCGCTCGACTTCGGCGACGAGATCCACACCGGATACGACGGACTCACAGCCGTCTACATCCCCAACATGCGGCCCAACCGGATCTGGCGCAACGTGCCCGACGCCGCCGCGCTGGGCGCCTCCGATTTCTCCGGCGTCGAGGGGCTCCTCGACGCCTTGGACCTCACCTATTCCTCATGGGTGCGCGACGTCGAGCAGGGTAAGGCCCGGCTCATCGTGCCGAATGAGTACCTCCAGAATCTCGGCCGCGGCGAAGGTTCCGAGTTCGACCTCGACCGCGAGCTCTACGAGGGCATTAACACGCTCGTCGGTGACGACAAGCCGCACATCACCCAAGTGCAGTTCAAGATCCGCGTCGACGAGCACCGCGAGACCGTGAACCAGTTCAAGCGCGACATCGTTACCTCAGTCGGGTACTCGGCCGCGACGTTCGGCCTCACCGACGGCAGCGGCGGCCCGATCACCGCGACCGAGGTCAACGCCGACCAGCGCAAGTCCTTCATCACGCGAGACCGGAAAATCCGGTATTGGTCGGTCGCGCTCGCCGCCCTGATCGAGGCGCTCCTCGCCGTCGACAAGAGCCAATTCGGCTCGGCTGTGGAGCCGCAGCGGCCCCGCCTCGACTGGCCCGACGCTGTCTCGGTCGACCCCGAAGCGCAGGCTCGCAAGCTCGCGCAGTGGGAGACCGCGCGCGCCGCCTCGCGCGAGACGATGGTCCGCGAGCTGCACCCCACCTGGACTAAGCGCCAAGTGGGCGACGAGGTCGCTCGGATCATGACCGAACACGCCATCGGCGAGCTCGCCGACCCTGACCGGTTCGACGCCGGCGCGTTCGCCGGCCGCGGCGCCGGGAAGGCCGCCGACGAGGACGCCGTCGGCGACGAGGACGAGGGCCAGTCGGCCACGCCCGACACTGAACCCGCCAGCGCCGGGACGGCGTAAGTGCCCGTCTCGCGTGACCTCGCGGTTGACCTCGCCCGCAATGTAAGCGAGCTGTTCGCCGACGCCGAGGAGCGGCTCCTCGCCGCGCTGGCCCGCCAGGTCCGCCAGGACGTGCGAGACGCGCACGCCGATCGCCTCGCCGGCCTCACCAAGGTCCGCCAGGCCGCCGAGAAGATCCTCGCCCGCCTCGACTCCCGCTCGCACGATGCCGCACAGCGCGCCGTCCTCGAGGCCTTCGCGCTCGGCTCCCGGGCCGCCGTCGACGACCTCGTCCGCCTCGGTGGCGACCGGCGTCGCGACTGGCTCGCGAGACGCTCCCGAGTCGTCGCCGCTATCTCGAGGCTCCTCGGGATCACTCGCCGGCGGGACATGCGCCTCGCCGAGGAACTCGTCGAACTGCGCAGCGCGCTACCGGGTATTGACGCAATCTTGGCGCTCATTCTGGAGCTCACGCAACGGCTCTCCTCGACGCATCTACGGGTGATGCGTTGGGACCAGGACGCCTACCGCGACGTGATGGCCGCGCCCGCGCTCGACGTCCTCGCCGGCTCTAAGACGCGGTTGCGCGCTTCGCAAGTCGCTTGGGACGACCTCGTCTCGCGCGGCGTCACCGGCTTCACGGACAAGTCCGGCCGGAACTGGGAATTGACGAGCTACGTCGAGATGGCGACCCGCACGACCGTCGCTCACGCTGCCGTCGAGGGCCATATTTCGCAGCTCCGCGCCGTCGGTGTCGAGCTCGTCGTCGTCTCCAACGCCCCGCAAGAGTGCATCCTCTGTAGGCCTTGGGAGGGCAAGGTGCTCGCCCTCGTCGGTGGCGCTGGCCCGCGCTACGTCGAGCACGGCCTCGAGGACCGCCTCGTGTCCGTCGACGTCG